GAACGGCCAGCCCCTGTCCCAGGGAAGCGGCTCAAGGCCCTCAAGTTGGTCGATCGAGATGTGAATCTTTTCGGCGATCGCCCGATACCGCGCCGGGGGCACGCGGGTCTTTTTCCATTCGTGGATCGCCGCCGCGGTAACGCCCAATTCCGCAGCCAGCCACTTCTGGTCGCGGCGCGGAACCATCCGGTTCATGGTCAGTTCGATGATTTCCCACACAGTCATGCGCGGGCGGTTGTATCGCTCGCTCACAAGTTTTCCTTGATTAATTCAAGGCATGCTTTTATGCTCGCTGCATGGGCACCCCAAATCACCACGACGAGGTCGTTTTCAAGTCGATCCGGGAAAGGCTGGGGGCCACCCAGCACGAGATGGCCGACGCGCTCGGTTGCACGCAGGCCAACGTGTCTCTCTTGGACAAAGGGCAGACGGTGCTTCCGGCAACGGCGCGAAAGCTCATTGAGTTCGCCGCCGCCCGTGGACTGGCTCTGACCATGAACCACGTCTATGGCGAGGTGCCACTGCCTGCACCGCGCAAGTCGCGCGCCGCCAAGGCTTGAGGGACGGCGATGGAATTCACCAAGGTCGATCTTCTTCGCGCGCAGCGCAGCGCGCAGCTTTTCGGGCATGAGTCGTTCGGCCTGCGGCATGGCTGCGCCGCTGGCTGTCGTTTGGCTGGCTCGACTGTAACGGTGGACTGAGGCAATCCCGTGCTGGCACATGCAAAAAATTTTGCTCGCGAAGACCACGCAATGCCACGCAATCTTTCTGCGGCGGCTTGCGAGGGGGCTCAACTGATGAGCCAGCCGTCCTTACTGGCTGTGGAAGTGCCCCTCTCGGAGGTGGTCCGCAAGGCTTCTCTAGGCCGCGCGATCGAGTATTGCGCCGAGTTGGCCGGATACAGCTACGACAAGGAGCTGGAGGCTGCGCTAGCCAAGCACGGAGTCAAGGTCGATGCCACGCAACTGACGCGCTGGAAGCAGGGCGCCGAAGGCATCAAGTGGGACAAGTTCTGCGGGCTGATGGACGCCTGCGGGAACGACGCCCCGCTGCTGTGGATGCTGCACGCGCGCGGCTACGAGCTCTCCAGCCTGCACAAGCGCGAAACAGAAATCGAGCGCGAGAACCGAAAGCTGCGCGAAGAGAACGCAGCCTATCGCCGCATTCTTCTCGGACAAGCTGCCAACGGAGGATAGATGGAAAAGCCGCTCGCCCCGGCCTGCAACAACGAACAACGCCTCGCACACAAGCCCCGCCAACAAAGGGGTGAGCGCGAGCGCATGCAGCCGCTGACCGAAAAAGCCCGAGCCGCCTTCGAGGCCATCGGCATCCGCATCCACGAACCCAACGACGACGCGCCCCTTCTGGCGCGCTGGAAGAGGGCTGTCGCATGAACGAGCCCATCGTCTCTCGCCAGCTCATCTCCGAGCAGGCGCATGAATCGGCCCGCGTCTGGGTGGCGAATCCGGACATGCCGATTCCGACAAACCCGTACCCGGCTGGCTCAGTCGCGGCGCGCTGCTGGAAGGTCGACTTCGAGCGCTGGCTCCTGGCCGAGAGCGCCGATTGCGACGACTGCGAGAGGTCCGCGTGAAGCGCCTGATTGACTTCTTCTTCGGCCGCAAGCTGCGCAACCGCAAAAACGGGATGGCTTGGATTCAGGGCATCAACGACAACGCCCCGGTCCCGGGTGCCGTTGTTCTGAATGGCCGCGCCGTCAAGACGGTCAAGGTCATACCCGAGGGCAAGTGGCAGATCGAGCCGCCGCAGCGTTTCACCCCCACCGCCGACTTCATCTGGGCCGGGTATCTGTTCCGAGCCGGCCATCCAGTGACCGTCACCGCCATCGCCGACGAATGCCTCCAGCCGTGGAAGCCAGACGGCGTCAAGGCCAAGGACGTCAAAGAGTTGTTCGCCCCGCAGCTGCCCGCGTTCTCGACCGGCGGCTACGTCAACCCCAAGGAAGTACCCCATGTCCACTGAGCAGAAACACCGTCTCCTGCGCGCCCTCACCAAAGGCCCACGCGCGGTCAAGGACTTCACGCACAAGGACACCCGCGCCCACGCGGATGTGCAGATCCACCCCACGATCATTCGCCGCTACGTAGCCGAGATGGAGCAGGACGGCTTGCTCGTTCACCACGACGACGACCGCGCCGAGATCACGGAAGCGGGCTTGGACGAGATCAACCGCCCGACCTCCTTCGCCTGCACGCGTCAGCATCACGCCGCGAATCAGCCGACCTGGCAGCCCACGCCGTGGGTCTGCCCGCGCAAGGGCGGTGACGACCACAAGCGCTACAAGAGCCTGAGCTTCTAACGGCACCGGACACCGCCCCATGTCCGCCCGTCAAGAGTTCCCCGCGAACGCGGGACAGACGTACTACTCCTGTTTGGATGATGCCGCCTTGTCATCCGCAGCAGGTCGGAGCACACCGCTTCACGCCGTAGGCATGGGCCTACTGCACTTCAACGACGACGACGAGCGCGAGCGGTATGCGGCGTACTGCCGCACGCAACGTGAAGAAGCTCTCGCGCGCTGGAAAGCCGACAGCAACTTCATGGACGCCGGCGAGGCGGACTTCTGGCTGCTGCGGCTGCTTGAGGTGGGAGCGCGGTAAATGGCCGGCGACTGGATCAAGTTCGAGTGCAACCTGCCCGAAAAGCCGGAGGTGCTGGCCATCACGGCGCGGCTGGGCTGGGATGACCCGGACAAGACCGTCGGGAAGTTGATGCGCTTGTTCCGCTGGTTCGATCAGCACACGACCAGCGGTAACGCTCGCGGCGTTACAGCACCGTTGCTGGATTCGATCATCGGCGTTTCAGGATTCGCGCGAGCAGTCGCTGACGCTGGCTGGCTGCACTTGGACGACCAAGGCGTCGCGCTCGAAAAGTTCGATCGGCACAACGGAGCTAGTGCAAAAGCACGAGCTCAGACCGCAAAACGAGTCGCCAACCATCGCGGTAACGGTTCCAGTAACGGTCACGATAACGCTGACCGTAACGCATCTAGCGTTACAGATGCGTTAGCTAGAGAAGAGAAGAGAAGAGAAGAGAAGAAGAACCCTTCGGGTTCTAAGCGCGCGTCGGAGCCGCGCGGCAGCAAACGCTGTCCAGAAGGCTTCAGCGTAACGCCCGAGATGATCGCGTGGGCGCAGTCCCATGCGCCGCTCGTCGACTGGAGGCGCGAGACCGACGCCATGCGCGATTGGGAGTTCGCGCACCCACGCAAGGACTGGGAGGCGGTCTGGCGCACTTGGCTACGCAAGGCCAACGACAGCAAATCCGCCGGAAAGGGCGGAGGTAGTCGGCCCGCGAACGGTGCGGGCGACTGGACCGAGGGGGTTCACTGATGCCGCGCCCTTGGTACGCCACCAACGCCCGCAACCTGCTGGACTCCCGCAGGCAGGGCTACACACCAGCCGGGCCGGTCGTCGTCAGCATGATCGGCGGGGAATTCAGCGAGGCGGCTGACACGCTATACGTGCGCGACGACATGCCGCTCGAGCGCATGGACTGGCGCATGCTGGTCGACGCCGATGTTCACCTCTGGGCCAATCGCACGATCCCGCTGGCGCGCGTCCTGCGCGTAACCGACGACATTGCTCGTGCCAGACCGCGCACGCTGTTCCTGCGATTCGGCAAACCCACCGGTGAGGTGCATGACGTGCAGGTCGGCGACGGCTTTCACATGCCGCGCATTCGCGAGATCGCGGCCGAGCACACCTTCAGCTGGTGTCCGACGAACAACGGCGGCACACGCACTGGCGCGAAGCTGCGCGCCGCACTGCTGGCCCAACACCCTGCATTCACGACGCTATGAGCGAAATCATCGTCGACGACGACTTCGATGCTCACTACTTCGCCGAAGACCATGGCGTGGAGCTGGCGAAGATCAAGCCCGCATCGAGTTGGGCTGATGCGGTGGTCGATCGCCTGTACGGCTCGGGCAACTCTGACCACTGGACGCCCACCGGTTTTTCGAAGATGCACGGCAAGTTCGACTTCCGCGAGGCGGAAGTGACGATCTGGTCGGGCGTGAACAAGCACGGCAAAACGACGAAGCTGTCGCACGTCAGCCTGAACCTGCTCACGCGCGACAAGAGGCTATGTATCGCGTCGATGGAAATGCGGCCGGCCGAGTCCATGGCCAAGATGACGAAGCAAGCAGCAGGTGTCGAGAAGCCATCGCAGGACTTCATCCGGCGCTTCGCACGGTGGACCGACGGAAAACTGTGGATCTACGACCACTTGGGCCGAGTGGCCGCGTCGCGAATGCTCGCGCTCGCGCGCTACGTACGCAAGGAGCTCAAGGTCGACCACTTCGTCATCGACAGCCTGATGAAGTGCGGCATCGCCGTCGACGACCTGACAGGCCAGAAGGACTTCGTCGACGCGCTGTGCACGATCGCGCGCGACACCGGCCTGCACATCCACCTTGTTGCCCATTCGCGGAAAGGCGAAAACGAGAGGGTCGCGCCAGACAAGTTCTCGATCAAGGGTGCCGGCGAGATCGCCGACATGGCCGACAACATCGTCATCGTCTACAAAAACATGAAGAAGGCGGAGGACATCTCCGCCGCAGAACGCGAGAAGGACGAGCAAAAGCGAGAGCAACGGCTGAAGGAGTTGCGCGAAACGCCGGACTCGTTTGTTCGCATCGCTGGCCAGCGCAACCACCCATGGGAAGGCGGCTTCGCGTTCTGGTTCGACAAGGAGTCGCAGCAATACCTTGAGGCGCACTACGCCAAGCCGCAGTACCTCGATTTCGAAACCGGCCTGATGCGATGAGCATTCGGCGCCGGCACACCCATCGCATGACCACCACCGGAGAAACCTTATGCCCTTCGAGCTTGCAACCACCACCGAAGTCACGCTGACGCATGTCAACCACCGCTACGAATTCCACGGCGAAGACCGGATTCTCGCCGTCGACCTGAACTTCGAGTGGGAGACGGTCAACGACAGCCTGGACCTACTGGATCCGAAGCTGCGCACCTCGCTGTTCTGCAACGCCGCAGCCACGGAAGGCCAGGAGACGCTGCCCGAAGTGCTGAAGGTGCTGCCGAACCTGCGCGTGCCGCACCTGAACGGCTGCAAGTTCAAGTACCGCGGAAACGACAAGTTCAAGGGCTACGAATTCGAGCTCGACTATGGTCTCGGTGACGAGCGCGCGAACATCGCCTTCGAAGACTGTGCGGTGGGCAAGCACGAGATCGAAGCGAAGGAAGGCGGTACCACGATCATCAAGTGGCAAGTCTCCTATGCGGGCGACAAGATCACCCAAGAGACGCTGTTCAAGCTGGTCGAGCACGAAAGCGAGAAGGTGTTCATCAGCCTGAAGGCGCCGGCGCAGCTGGTGCTCGTGAAGGGCGGCAAGAGCAAGCCTGCGGCGGCGGCCGGCGACGCGAAGACGACCCGCTCAACGCGATGAAGCGCGCGCACGGAGGTGGCGAGTGAGCGAGGGCGCGACGAAGGCGATCTGGATGCACTTGCTCAAAGAGGGCGGGCGCTGGACATGCGCGGAGCTGCGGGACGCACTCAAGGAAATCCCGGGGCACACCGTTGACGTCACATTGAGCCGCATGACCACGCGTGGCCTGCTCAATCGCTTCGAAAAGCAAGCCGGCTGCACCAGCTCAAGCTACGGCATCACGCGCAACTGCAAAGTGCCGTACGGCGTGCATCTGGCCGACCTGATGGGCGCCGGCGTCGTGAGGGAGCCCGCGTGATCATCGTCGCCGTCGATCCTGGTCTATCCGGCGCGTGCTCTGTGCTGGATCACAACGGGCTGCGGGCGCTGTTCGACCTGCCCGTGATGCCTGATCCGATCGCAGGCCCGGCCGCCAAGATCAAGACCAAGATCGACGGCCGCGCGCTCCTACGCCTGCTGCGCCTGCACTGCCCGGCGCGCGAGCCGGTGCAATCCGTTCTCGAAGCCATCCGGCCGATGGCACCGAAGCGGGACGGCGGCAAGGACCACACCGCGCAATCGCAGGGCTCACTGCTGCGCACTCTCGGTGCCATTGAAAACACGCTCGAGCTTCTGGGCTGGTCTCCCGCGTATGTGCCCCCGCAGACGTGGAAGCGCCACTTTGGGCTGATCGATCCGAAGCTGTCGCCCGCACAGCGCAAAGGCAAGGCGCTGGTCTGCGCACGCACGCTGTACCCAGCCTGCACGGAGATCTCGCGCGCCAAGGACCACAACCGGGCCGAGTCGATCCTGATCGCCCATTTTTGGCGGATGACACAGGCATGAGCGAGGTCTATCTCGTGAAGCAAGCCAGCCTTGAAGGCTTTACCGAAGCCGAGAAGCAAGCCGTGCGCAAGTTTCTCTTCCATGCCCTGGACGCCCACGGCAAGGAGGGAAAGACGCTGTGGCGCAGGCTGTGGGGAGCGATCACAAAAGCCGAAGTGGGCGAGATGTTCCGGCTGTCGTGGAAGCGCGATCGGTCCCTGCCGTACCACCGCAGGACGATGACGATCCTCGGCCGCATCTTCGATGCGCAGGAGCGCTTTGAGAACGAAGAGCAGTTCCTGAACTGGACGAAGGTCGGAGCCGGACACGTTGTCTGGGCGGCTGGCCCGAAAGGCGGGGTTGTCCCGCTGCCCAAGTCCATCAGCTTTGCGAAAGCCGATCAAGACGAGTTCATGAAGTTCCACGCGAACGCGATGGCGTTCTTTCGCGGCGAGCAGGCGGCGAAGTACCTGTGGTCGCACCTGAAACCTGAGCAGGCCGCCGAGATGATGAACACGATTCTGGAAGGGTTTGCCGAATGAAGCGTGAGTTCTGGCAAGGCCTGCTTGAGGGGCTAAATCCCGCGTGGTCTGTAGCGTGGCTGCTCTACGGAGCCGGTCATCTGTTCCATCTGCTGGGGAACTACTTGCACATCCCCGGCATGTACGGCCCATACAACCGCCTGATGCTGTGGAGCCTCGCCATCTGCGAGCGCTTCCGCTTGTCTTCGCCGTGGGAGTGCCGGGAATGATCCGCGAATTCTTTTGGCGCACCGTCGCCTACATCGTCACGCGCCCAGCCGTCACGGACTGGCTGATACGCCGTGCGCAGAAAACTCAGTACAAGCACATTCACGGCCTTGACGGCTCGCTGTACATGGGCCGCTGGTGGTTGCTCAATCCGTACCCGCACAGCGACGAGCGGCGCGAGGTGAAAGACGCGTGGGAGCGTTCGTGGCACGCGAAGCTGCCGAGCGTTCGCATTCACCACATCATGCGGCCCGATGGCGAGCGACATTGCCACGACCATCCATGGGACGCGCGCACCATCGTCCTGCGCGAGTGGTACGACGAAGAGAGGCCGCTGTCGCAAGTGCCCAACGGGGTGAGCTGGTGGCCCTCCTTCGGTGCTAGCGACCGAGTGCGCGCCGGGTTCACGCGCGAGCGCGGCTACACCGGACCGCTTCTCTTCGGCCAATACCACCGCATCACGGAGGTCGCGCCGGGAGGCGTGTGGACGCTGTTCATCACCTTCAAGAAGCAGGGTGATTGGGGCTTCCTCGTGGACGGCAACAAGGTGCCGTGGCGCGAATACCTCGGGGAGGGCGCATGAATCCCTTCGACCAGCTGATTTCGCATAAGACGCCGGATCAGGTCCGCGAGTGGCGTGAGCCGGTGAAGCGGCAAAGCGCGAAGGCAAAGGCGCGGGCGAGCACTCCGCGTATCCAACCCGGCCCACTGAAGCCACCCATGCAGGCGCAGTGCGAGTGCGGCCAGCGCTACGGCATGCATCGCGTCAACGACTACGCCTGTCCGAATCAGGAATGGCGACCGGGCAACGGGAAGCCTCAATGGCTCACGCGGAAATGGGTGCGCGCATGAAGCGAACCGCAATCAACCGAAAAACACCGATGCGCCGAACCCGCAAAGAGCCTCGCCAGACGCCGCCACTGGCTTACGACCAGGGCGACATCGGAGAGCTGCGAGTAGCGACGATTCCGAGGGTGATGTCGCTGCGCAAGGGGGTGATCGCGCGGATTGATGGCGAGGTGCGGGCTGTTCCCAAGCATGTCAAAGCGAGACCCGGCAAGCGCGCACCGACGGTGAACGAACGCGAGTGGATGGATGCGATCGTCGAACACGGCTGCATTGCCTGCTGGCTGGATGGACACCAGCCGCGCCCTTGCTGCCCGCATCACATCATCAGCGGCGGGCGGCGACTAGGGCACCTGTTCACGATTCCTCTGTGCGATCCCGGGCACCACCAGAACGGCGCGCCGCTCGGGTTGATCTGCCGCCACCCCTACAAGGCGCGTTTCGAGTCGCGCTACGGAACCGAGTTCGCCTTGCTCAAGCAGCTGCAAATCGTGCTGCTGCCCAAGCTGTCTTTCGACCCAAGGAGTTTGACGACATGAGCGTATTGAGCGCACAAACCGGCTATGGCCTCTACAAGGTCATTGACGATGCGACCGGCAAGGAAATCGAAGCCATCCTATGGGTGGATGACGTCGACCTTGAGTACGCAGCGGTGTGGAAGGGCGGCTGGTGCGGCTCTTTCAATTTTCAGACCGGCGTATCCATCACGAGGAAAACCGGAGACACCTACATCGAAAAGGTCACGGCGGTTTCGGTGAATCACACCGCCCGCGAGATCCACGTCAACACGCCGCAGCCGGTGGTGCTGACGATCACGGTGGGCCACGCGAAGCCGCAGCAGGGCGCCTGCGACGAATGCTGCGACGAGAGCGCATGCCAGCGCATCAACCAGTGCTTGCGGTATCGGTGCTGCTATGGGGAGGTGAGCAAGCCGTGAGCATCGAAATCCACATCACGCCGCAGAGCCGCGAGGCTTTGGAGAAGATCTTCCGTGAAGCAATAGTGCGCGGAATGAAGCGGCACTTCACCGCCTTTCCCTGCACTTCCGGCATCGCCTGCGACACCTGCGCTGACGACGCAAGCTGCCGCCGCATCGGCCAGTGCCTTCGCTACAAGTGCGAGTTCGGGAAGGTGGACAAGCCATGAGCGCGAAGCCAGACATGCACTGGGAGTGGAACTGGCCGCGCCTCATCGACAGTTCCTGTTCCCGCATCTGGCTGGATCGCATGCAAAGCGGGCAGGACCACGGCCCGGGCTTCGTCTTCGGACTCCAGATCGGGCGCGTGATCCTGCTGGAGTTCGGCTACTACAACACAGAGCACGCGGATTAACGGGTAACGCGCCACCCTAGACGGCGCAAAGGAAAACATCGAATGGAAACGGCAGCAAAGATTCTCGTGGGCGTGATCGCAGCGCCCTTTGTGGCGGCACTCGTTGCCCTGATGGTGATCTGGCAGGGCTACGTGCTTGCGATCCTGTGGGGCTGGTTCATGGTCCCGGCATTCGGCCTCACGCCGCTGTCCGTGCCGATGGCAATCGGCGTGTCGATGGTGGCGAGCTCATTCACCGGCAAGAAGCGCAGCTACAACGAGATGACCGACCCGAAGAAGAACTGGCAGAACATGGTCTTCCCGTTCCTGTCGCCGGCCTTCGCGCTCGGTGTCGGCTGGGTGGTCAAGCAGTACGTATAGGAGGGCGACCCCATGAAAACCAACCAGATCGGCTTCTACGAAGTCCTTCGCCCGATCATCACGGCAACGGGCGAGCGTGGCCGCAGGCCAGACGGAACGGCCTTTGACTGGCACTCCTGCCGCTGGGAAGTGATCGGCTTTGCCGACAGCATGCAAGAGGCCAAGCGCAAGTTCGGCGGCTCTCCTGTGTTGCAACTGGCGCAGTTTGGTCGGGCGCACTGAGCCAAGGAGACAAACATGAGTTTCTGGATCATCGCGGGCTGGCTGGTGTGCGCGTGCATCAGTTCAGGGTTCACGTTCGCTCACTTCTACGGTCGATTTGAGTTTTTGAGGGACGAGTGGCGAAGCCAGCTAGTCTTCGCGGTCTTCATCGGATTGCTCGGCGGGCCGTGGTCATTAGTCATCTCCCTCGCCCTATCTGGCTTCGGCCGGTACGGTTGGCGGCTCTGGCCGCAGCGCTGAACCGTAGTCCAAGCAAACGAAGTAGAGGAGTACCAGCATGTTCGGCATCGACGGAGACAGCAACACCCCGCCTGGAATCGACGAGCGATACCAAGCGGCGAGCAATACCTCGGACCTGAGAGTCGAGGCCGACCAATTTGGAGCCGCAGATGTTCTGATCGCGGCGGGATGGAGCGCGAGCCGTCTTGGCATGGCACTCCTTCGCCTGCACTCGGAATGGACAGCGGCGCAGCCCAAGATGTTTTCTGACCAGCATGTGACCGAGCACGCTGCCAGCCTGCCGCCCAAGAAGGGAAAGCCGGACACGAAGCGGGCGCGAGATGAATTGCAGGACGCCTACGTCGCCGCAGTACGTAAGCGAGCCGAGCGCATTCGCGGGCGTGAAGCGGTGGAGCAGCAGCTCTTGGCGTGGGCGATGCTGAAGGGGATCGAACCGGAAGTGGTCCGCCCGACGCTGACGCACTGGCTGGCTCCGAAGTGTCCCGTATGCCTCGGGCGCGGCAAGCGCCGTCATCCCGACGCTCCGGTGCTGGCCGGCGAGTGCGGCTCGTGCCACGGAAGCGGGGATCGTCCGAAGCCGCTGGGCTCAGGCCAGATTTACGGCTACATCGAGGATGCTGTGAACAAGGGGCGGCATAGCCTCAAGATGCGGCTGCGGTCGCAGGAGTGACCCATGGAATACAAGGTGGCGGAGCTGGAAGGCGAACTGCTGGATGCGGCTGTGGCGAAGGCGAACGAAGACCCGACAGGTGACGTCAATCCGGGGACACCGCGCGTCCCACTCGCTTACTCGACCGATTGGGAATACGGCGGCCCGATCATCGAGCGGGAGCGCATCGAACTTCACACAGGTTCTGCCGATCACCCGTATTGGGAGGCGATCTGCGGCGCACAGGACGTGCAGGCCGGCGGTCCCACACCCCTGATCGCCGCCATGCGTGCCTATGTCGCCAGCAAGTTCGGGGAAACGGTGGAACTGCCATGAACGCGTCCCTGAGAGCTTATGCCGCGCTGACATGCCGAGAGATGTTCGGCCCACAACCGGCTGCAGTCGAAGTGGTTGATGCAGCACGGAGGATCAACGCCGTCGGCGATTCCTTGATGGAGAGCGCGCTCGCGTCCGGCGCAATGCCGCGCGACGTTGATGTCGAATACCGATTCGTCCCAAGCTGGCCGGGCATGCGCGTGATCGCGGAACTGGCATAGCGCGGGTGATGGGAACGCCTGCCGTAAACCTATTGACTCTCTTGACTTGCTGAGCTAGCATCGCGCAACGACCCGCGCGAGGGTTTCGGCTTTATGAGGGCCAAGACAACGGGTGCAATGCCCTACGAACGACGCTCCGAGCTGTTGCGGCCGGAGGTAGCAGTTAGGGGCAAAGCTCGCCCTGCGAAAGCGCAAAGGTCAGTGGGTTGCGGCCATGCTGCAGCACGGAGGCGCCGGAAGTCATACACCGGCCGGGTTCGAAGCCCGCCAGCCCACTGTCCTTTGCTCTGTCTGAGGCCGAACGCATCGGCGGAGCTTGGGTAGCGTCTCCAGGCCAGACAGAGCAAATCGAGTTGTGAGGCACGGTCAGCCTCCAGAGGGCGCGAACGGCAGGACGTCTCAGACGCCAATGCCACGCGACGGGGCCTGATCCAGCCCCATCCCGCCGCCGGTGGAATCCCGGCGAATCACACCAAGCCCGCCGCTCGCGGGCTTTTTCGTTTCAGTGTTTCGGGCCTGCCTCGTCGTAAGTCGAGTCGCCGCGAAGCGCCGCAACCGCGCGCAGCAGGGTTTCGGCGAGTGATTCGGCATCCCGCGCGATCATCAAAAGCGGCTCTTGCTGCTTTGGTCCTGTCGCCGTTTTTACGAGATGGGTGAGCTGCAATACCTGCTTGCCGGCGCTCGGCCCAGCGGTCATGGTGACGATGCGGACCTCGCTAGATTCGGTAACGTAAGGCATAGATTTCCTCCTGTGAGCCCCGCAGCATAGCCAGTGGCGAGCCCACAGCTTCCCCAGCTCGGACAGCGCCCAACACCCGAAAGCCATAGCCCCGCAGCTCGCGCAGCACAGGGCACCTAGCGCACGGGCGTCTGTCCAGCCTTTCAACCGGCCCCTCTTCATCCGCGTCAGCCAGTGCGCGGCCCGCCCGGGGAACAAAGTGGCGGGACCACTCCTTCTCACACGCACTCTGTGGGCAGCTGGCGAGACGTGCAAACCGCAATCAGTCCCCCAGCCCGGACCAGCGCACAAGCGCCCCGGGTAAGTCGGCATGGGCAGGACGACACCGAATCGAAAGGCCGTCTATGGGCAGACCCTCGAAGCTCACGGACAAGCAGTGGGAAGAGATCGGCGAGCGGCTACTCAAAGGCGAGAAGGCGGCGGATCTGGCGCGCGAATACGGCGTGTCCAAGCCGGTCATTTCTGCACGGTTTTCAAAACGAACAAAAACAGTTAAATCCGTTGCAAATCAAATAGTTGCAACGGAGGAAGCGCTCCGGGCGCTGCCGCTTTCCGAACAGGTGCAGGCAGTTTCGTTAGCCGAGCAACTGCGTTCGATTTCCAACCATCTGGCCGGAGGCGCGAACTACGGTGCGGCAACCTTCCATCGCCTGGCCGGCATCGCCCACGCCAAGGTGCAGGAGATCGACGACGCGGCACCGCTGAACGAAGAGAGCCGCGAAGCGCTGCGGGATGTGGCGGTGCTGACCAAGATGGCGAACGATGCGGCCGTCACGCCGCTGAACTTGCTGGCGGCAAACAGGGAGACGGTCAAGCAGCTGAACGCCGAGGACAGCACGGTGCTGCCGGTCAAGGTGGCAGTGCAGGTCGAGGATGCCGGCGTCCCCGAGCCCGCGGCTTAATAGGCCGCAGGCGCGGTTCCTGGCGCTTGAGAAGAAGTACCGGGCGCTGGTTTCTGGCTTCGGGGTCGGCAAGACCTGGGGTGGCAGCGCTGGCCTGTGCGCGCATGCCTGGGAGTGGCCGAAGGTCAATGCCGGTTACTTCGCGCCGACCTATGCGCAGATCCGGGACATCTTCTTCCCGACCATCGAGGAGGTGGCCCATGATTGGGGCCTGAGCTGCGACATTCACGAGTCGAACAAGGAGGTTCACCTCTACTCGGGAGCGATCTACCGCACCACGATCCTGTGCCGCTCGATGGAGCACCCCGGCGAGATCGTCGGTTTCAAGATCGGCAAGGCGCTGCTGGACGAGCTGGACGTCATGAAGACGGAGAAGGCGCAGCTCGCGTGGCGCAAGATCATCGCGCGGATGCGCTACAAGGTCGAAGGCCTGCCGAACGGCGTGGACGTGACGACGACGCCCGAAGGGTTCAAGTTCGTCTACCAGCAGTTCGTCAAAGCGGTGCGGGACAAGCCGGATCTGGGCGCGCTGTACGGCATCGTGCAGGCGAGCACCTACGAGAACGCCAAGAACCTGCCGGATGATTACATCCCGGCGCTCATGGCAAGCTACCCGCCGCAGCTGATCAATGCGTACATCCGCGGCCAGTTCGTCAACTTGGCAACGGGGAATGTCTATCCGCACTTCGACCGGCGCCTGAATCACACGGGTGAGACGATCAAGACGGGCGAGGTGCTGCACATCGGCATGGACTTCAACGTGCTGAACATGACAGCGGTTGTGAGCGTGATCCGCGACGGCCTGCCACTGACGCTTGCCGAACTGACGAAGGTGCGCGATACGCCCGAGATGGCGCGGCTGCTCAAGGAGCGCTATGTCGCGAAGGGCCATTCGGCGGTGATCTATCCAGACGCCTCCGGCGGCAACACGAGCAGCAAGAACGCGAGCGAGTCCGACCTCACGATCCTGCGACAGGCTGGTTTTTCGATCAGCGTCAATCCGTCGAACCCGGCGGTTAAGGACCGCGTGAATGCTGTGTGCGCGATGACGCTCAATGCGGAAGGAAAGCGCCGCTGGCTGGTGAACACTGATGCGTGTCCCGCGCTTACCGAGGCGCTGGAACAGCAGGCTTACGACCGGAATGGCGAGCCGGACAAGACGACAGGTCACGACCACCCGAACGACGCGGTCGGCTACTTCCTTGTGCGGCGGTATCCGATTCCCAAGCGCACCAGCAGCGCCCAATTGACGGGACACTGATATGGCGGTCAACGCAGAACACTCCGACTACACCGCCGCGAAACCGAAATGGGAGCGCGCGCGCGATGCCATGGCAGGCCAGGATGCCGTGCACGCCAAGGGCGAGCTGTACCTGCCCAAGCCCGAGGGCTATGACACGCAGAAGTACCAGGCGTACCTGAAGCGCACGCTGTTCTATGGCGCCACGGGCCGCACGGTGGACGGTCTTTCCGGGATGGTGTTTCGCCGGCCGCCTTCGATTGAAGTACCTGCCGCGACGGACTACCTCGAGCAGGACGTCGACACCGCGGACACGCCGTTGACCGCTTTCTGTGAGAAGGTGGTCGACGAGCTGCTCCAAGTGGGGCGCGTCGGGCTGCTGGTGGACTTCCCGCCGATGCCCAACGTGCGCACGCTGGCTGAGGAACGGGCCGTGGGCGCGCGACCGTACATCAAGACCTACTGCGCAGAAAGCATCATCAACTGGAAGGTTGAGCGCATGGGCAATCGCTCAATGCTCACGATGGTGGTACTGCTCGAGCAGGCCGAGGTGGCGAAAGACGAATACACCAGCCAGCGCGTGCAGCAGTGGCGGGTGCTGCGGCTGGTCAATCGCGTGTATTCGCAGGAGCTTTGGCAGAAAAAGCAAGGCGCTACGGTCGGCGCGGCGGATGAATTCGAGATGGTCGAGGGCTACCCCGTCTTTCCGATGCTGGGTGGCAAGCCCATGGATTTCATCCCGTTCCTGATCTGCGGCCCCATGGGCATGGATGTGTGTGTGGCCAAGCCGCCGATCTTGGACTTGGCGGATGTCAACCTGTCGCACTACCGCACGACAGCCGACCTCGAGCACGGCCTGCACTTCACCGGCCTGCCGACGCCCGTTGTGACGGGGCACACTTTCGATACGGGCGAGACGTTCGCGCTGGGTAGCTCGATCGTAAAGGCCTTCGAGAATACGCAGGCCAAGGCGTACTTCATGGAGTTCACCGGGGCGGGCCTCGGCGGACTGGAAAAGCGCCTGGAGAAGAAAGAAGAGATGATGGCCGCGCTCGGTGCGCGCCTGCTGGGAGCACAGAAGCGCACGGCGGAAGCTGCGGAGACGGCGGCCATTCACCGCTCGGGCGAAAACGGCGTGCTCGCCTCCCTTGCCATCGGTGCGAGCCAGGCGATCAGCAGAGCGCTGAACTGGTGTGCGCAGTGGGGGGGCGTGCAGGAAGAAGCCAAGGTCGAACTGAACACCGACTATCTGCCCACTGGCCTTTCGGCGCAGGAGCTGCTGGCGCTGGTGCAGTCGTGGCAGGCTGGCGCGATCAGCCACGAGACGCTGTACGACAACCTGCAGCGCGGCGAGATCGCCCAGCAGGGCGTCCCGTTCGAAGAAGAGCAGGCCAAGATCGAGGCCGAAGGCCCGGCGCTGGGCACGATGAACGAGCCGCCGGTCGGAGGCCCCGGTGCCAACGGTCAATGAGGCGCTGCACGACGCCGCGATCAACCACGCGGTCGACCTGCAGCACTATTCGAACGGAGTCGTTCACCGCATCATCGCGGTCCTGAACCGCACGGATGCGCAACTCTTCGCGGACCTGATAGCTGCACTGGAGCGCCTGCCGGCCGATTCCTTCACTGTCGATCACCTCGAAGGCCTGCTTTACTCGGTGCGGGCGGTGAACCGGCAAGCCTACGAAGCCGTGCAGCGCGAGCTCACCGCTGACCTGCACGACCTGACGGTGTACGAGGCGGATTTCCAGACCGGGCTGATGCGCCATGCGCTGCCCGGGGAAGTGGTTGCGCAGGTCGGCATTGCGCCGATCAACATCGAGCAGGTGTACGCCGCGGCGATGGCAAGGCCCTTTCAGGGTGTGCTGCTGCGCGGCGTTCTCGCCGACTTGGAGGCCACGCGCGCGAAGCGCATCCGCGAGACGATCGCGCAGGGTTACGTTTCCGGCGAGCCGACCGGCACCATTGTGCGGAAACTGCGCGGCACGAGGGCGCTGCGCTACGAAGACGGCATCTTCAACCGCAGCCGCACGGAAACGGAAGCTGTGGTCAGGACGGCCATCAGCCATACGGCGGCCTTCACGCGTGATCGGTTCTACGAGGCCAATTCAAAGGTCATCGCGGCGCTTCAGTGGGTCAGCACCCTGGACAACCGCACAACCCCGATGTGCAGGATCCGCGATGGCAAGCAGTACACACAGGACACGCACAAGCCGATCGGACACGCCATCCCCTGGGGGGCCGGACCCGGTGCGCTGCACTGGTGCTGCAGGTCCACCAGCACGCCAGTGACGAAGAGTTGGAAGCAGCTCACGGGCGTCGACATCGAGGAATTCAGCCCCAGCACGCGCGCGAGCATGGATGGCGAGGTGCCAGAGGAGATGACGTACGCCCAGTGGCTGCGCAAGCAGAGTGCGGCCAGGCAGGATGAGATTCTCGGTCCCACTCGTGGCAAGCTGTTTCGCGACGGCGGCCTGGAGCTGGATTCGTTCTACAACAACCGAGGGTCCTACCTTACCGTTGATGAGCTACGCCAGCGAGACGCGAGGGCATTCACCCGAGCCGGCGTATAGTGGCGCTGTGCCGCTTGAACTGGTCCCACCTTCCCGGCCTGATGCGAACGAGCGCTCGCGCGCACGCGTGCGGGCGATGCCCAAGCCTGACGGCATCCTGCAGTGCAACCGCTGCGGCGGGCGCACGGTGCTGAATACCGAAAACGGCGTCCTCGTCAAAGACGGCCGGCGCCAGCACGGAACCAAGATCGATACCGACGTCTGCGCGGACTGCTACAAGCGAGGCGTCATCGTTCCGATGCAACCGGGCGTGAAGCTCGCTACCTGAACACTGGCCGACAGGCCGCCCAAGACAAGCCGCCTCGGGCAACCGCAGGGCGGCTTTTTCATGCCTGAAACGTGGAAGCGGAGTAGGGCGCACCGCGGCGGATGCCGCTCCCGCACTGAGGGTCGGATGACCCGAGGAAACAGCAAATCCCATGAAACTCAAACTCGAAAACGGCAATGTGGTGGTTCAGGACGGCAAGCCCGTCTATGTTCTGGACGACGGCCGGGAGGTGGCCCACGACGCTGCGGCGACTGTGGCGACCATCTCGCGGCTGAACGGTGAAGCCAAGTCTCATCGCGAGGCGAAGGAGGCGGCGGAGACCAGGCTCAAAGCCTTTGAGGGCATTGACGATGCTGAGGCTGCCCGCAAGGCGCTGGAGACCGTCAAGAACATCAAGGACGGCGAACTGGTTGCTGCCGGCAAGGTCCAGGAAATCAAGGACGCGGCTGCGGCGTCGGCCAAGCAGGCGGTTGCGGATGCGACCCGTGCTGCGGAGGCGCGCGAGAAAGCTCTTTCCGAGCAGAACGCGACGCTGACCAACCAGTTGAATAGTCACATTGTCGGCGGAAGTTTCGCCAGCTCGAAGTTCATCAGCGAGAAGCTCGCCATTCCGGCGGACATCGCGCAGAAGGTCTTCGGCGATCGCTTCAAGGTCGAAAACGGCAAGCTGGTCCCCATGGACCCGGTTGGCAATCCGATCTTCTCCGCGACGCGCCATGGCGAGCATGCCGATTTCGAGGAAGCCATCTCCGTCATGGTGAACGCCTACCCCAACAAGGAAATGATCCTTCGGGGCTCGGGCGCGTCCGGTGGCGGGGCCAATGGAAGTTCTGGCGGTGCTGGCGGGAAGAAGTCGATGACTCGAGCCCAGTTCCAGGCACTCGACCCGGCAGCGCAGGCGGCCGCGGTCAAGGACACGACGATCACCGACTGATCCTGCGCACGTCTCCTCAATCCACGGCCCGCCATGAGCGGGCTTTTTCTTTTCCCGAAAGACCCCCATGGCCAATACTCTGACCTCTCTTATCCCCACCATCTACGAGGCGCTCGATGTCGTCTCGCGCGAGATGGTTGGCTTCATCCCCGCCGTCACGCGCAACTCCAGCGCTGAACGCGCCGCGCTGAACCAGTCGATCCTGGTTCCGGTCACCCCGGCTTCCACTGCTGCCGACAACACGGCCGCTGTGACGGCGCCCAACACGGGCGACCAGACGATCACGAACGTGTCGATGACCATCAACAAGTCCAAGCACGTTCCGATCCGCTGGAACGGGGAAGAGCAGAAAGGCCTGATCAATGCAGGCTCCTACGCTGGCATCCTGCGCGGCCAGTTCGTGCAGGCGTTCCGCACGCTGACGAACCTGATCGAGGCTGACCTCTTCGCCACGACCTACCAGAACGCATCCCGCGCCTATGGTGCCGCCGGCACCGCTCCCTTCGGGACCGCGGGCGATCTGAGCGACATCGCTGGCGTGCGTCGCATCCTGGACGACAACGGTTCCCCGCAAAGCGATCTGCAACTGGTGGTCGGCTCGGCCGCCATGCAGAACCTGCGCGGCAAGCAGTCGGTTCTGTTCAAGGTGAACGAGGCCGGCACGGACAGCCTCCTGCGCGATGGCGTGCTTGGCCGGCTGGAAGGCTTCGACGTGCACAACTCCAACTCCGTCGCCCAAGTGACCAAGGGCACGGGTGCGAGCTACGTCACGTCTGGCTCCACGGCCGCAGGCGTGACCGATATCGCCCTGGTGACGGGTACGGGCACGGTGCTGGCTGGTGACGTGGTGACGTTCGCGGCTGACAGCAACAACAAGTACGTTGTGGGTACGGGTGTGTCGGCACCCGGCACGATCAGCCTGAACAACCCGGGTGCGCTGGTGACGATTGCCACGGCCAACGCGATGACCATCGGCAACAGCTACACGCCTAACATGGCGTTCTCCAAGTCGGCGGTTCAGCTCATCACGCGCGTGCCGCAGATGCCCATCGGGCCGGATGGCAGGGCGATGGACATGGCCGACGACATCCTCACGGTGGTCGATCCGGTTTCGGGCATCGCGTTCGAGATCGCCGTGTATCGCCAGTTCATGCAGTTGGTTTACCACGTTCGTCTGGCGTGGGGCGCACAGGCCGTCAAGGACGCGCACATCGCGACCCTGATGGGCTGATGAAGGGTGGCCGGGGGCTTTGTGCTCCCGGCTCCTTGAACGCACGAAGGAAACCACGATGCCGCGAGTCAAGAGTACGCCGAACACCGCCACCGAAGTCCAAGTTCCAGAGAAGCGGGTCGACAACGGCCTTGTTCCGATGGTCAAGGATGGTGAGGTGATCGAAGTTCACCCCTCGTGCGTCGAGGCCCATAAAAAGGCTGGCTGGAGGCCGGTCATCTGAGCCTGCTGCTGCGTGAAGCGCCCGTCGGGCGCTTTGCAGAGCACGCTGCGCGGAGGTACGCATGGCCATTGAAGTCGAAGACGGCACCGCCAAGGCCGACGCCGAGAGCTACATCAGCGTTGCTGACGCATCCACCTATCACACCGCGCGCGGTAATGCGGGGTGGGCGGGCCTTGCCAGCGACACCATCCGCGAGCAGATGCTCAGGAAGGCGACCGACTACATGGTCAGCGCCTACCGTGAGAGATGGGCAGGCTTTCGCGTTTCGATGGATCAGGCCCTTGATTGGCCTCGGTATGCGGTGCCAATCAAGGACGCCGTCGGCGGGATGTACGGCTACGCGCCGTTTTACCCATCCGACTCGGTTCCTGCACTGGTCGCTCGCGCCTGCGCCGAACTCGCCTTGCGCGCGATCGACGGCGACCTGCTGGGCGACCTGGAGCCGCCTGTGATAGAAGAGACGGTAGGTCCGATTACCACGCGCTACGCTCAGGGCGCGCGCCAGACCAAAGCCTATCCGCAGATCGAAGCCATGCTGTCGCCCTTGCTGGAGGGCTCCAGCGGATCCATTCCGGTGAGACGGGCATGAGCCGCGATCTTGTCAGCGAAGAGGAGCTGACCTGTCCTCATTGCCATCTGGTGGGCTGCGACTGCGACAAGCCGCACATCGTCATCCCGAAGACAGCGGCTGGTGTGTGCCAGGTGTGCCACCGCTCCATTGCAGCGTGCATCTGCAAGTCTCGCGTGGAAATGATCTCGCGCATTCCGGCCACCAAGAGCGGCGATCACGTACCGGCCCACAACATCGAGGGCTGGGTGAACGAGGCGCTGTTCCTGTACCGCGAGCGCGACGAGGTCGGCCTGCAGCGGTTCCTGCGCGGTGTCTTCAAGTCAATGGTATGAGCAAGGTGGTGTGGTGTCGGCAGGGCTGGTATCCGGTCCCATACGCCTTTGTCCCAAACGAAAGAGCGTGGCGCGCGGAGATGCGCCGACTGAACGCTTCGGACGACTATCCCGCATCGGATGCTCGGACCATGGCCTTCGAGAATGACGGCAAGCTGCGCGTCTACGTGACTCTTGCTGACCGCCTGGACGGCAAGGATCCGCTTGGCATCGTCTGCCTGCTCGTGCACGAGGCCGTCCACGTTTGGCAGGAGATGTGCCAGCACGTCGGCGACAGCAATCCGTCGCGCGAGACAGAGGCTTACGCGATTCAGCGAATATCCAGCGAGCTGATCGCGGCCTACTCGAAGACAAGGCTGTCGCAATGACCCTCTACACCCGCGCCATCGCCACCGTGCAGAGGATGCTGGCGAAGTACGGCGCCACGACGACGCTGACCACGCCCAGCGACACGGCACCAGCCTACGATCCGGCCACAGGCACGGCAACGCCTGCCGCAGCAACGGTCGACACCGTGACGGCCGCCGTCTTCCCGTACGCGGACAAGTTCGTCGACGGCACGCTGATCCTCACAGGCGATGAGCAGGCGTACGTCAGCGCGCAGGGGATCACTGAGCCCAAGCCCGGCTCCGTCCTTTCGTGGGGCGGAAAGAGCTACACCGCCATCAGCGTCAAGGTTCTCGGCCCGGCCGGCACCAACGTCCTTTACGAGCTCCAAGTCCGCACATGACCAATCGATTCAACAACGTCGTCAACTTCCACAGTGGCCCGCCTCGCGACATAGGCAGTTCGCGGGACATGGATCTCGCCAGAGTCCTTCGGACGCTGGAGCGGATCGAGGCGCTTCTTAGAGCATCTCTCGCGAACCCTGAAACGCTGGCCGAACGGCGCTTCCGGCTGGAACGAGACATGGCGGCAATTGGATTGAAGCCATCCGACTACGAGCACTGGCAGCTTGTCGTCATGGGCTACGAGAAGCCGCGCAAGTGCCGTCCGAAGGGTAAGAAGTGACCCCCGAAAAGCACCCCAAGCAGAACACGTTCTGCCACCCGCCCAAGGACTGGGATGACAAGGGCGGAGCGCTGCGCCTGCCAGGCCTGTATGCGATGCAGGGCGAGCACCAGGGCGTCAAGGTGTTCCTCACGCGCTGGAAGCCCGATCCCCATGAACTCGCCATGCTGCTCGAAGGCGGACAGGTGGAGCTCGCCTGCGTCGGCGGCCAGCCTGCCTGCAACGTCTCGGCAGTCGCTCCGAACGGATTGAACGTCCCGCGCATCCTGCTGCCGAACTGAGGCCCGCCATGAAGGAATGGTTCACCCGTCACTTGCTGCCGGTCGTGCTGGCCGTGGGCCTCGGCATCGTGGGCACGCTGTACGCGCAGAGCAGGGACGCGGCTGCATCGCTCGCGGGCAAGGTGTCAAAAGCCGAATCCGACCTGCGCGCCGCCATCCAGGCCAAGTACAAGGCCGAAGAGGCGATCGAGGACATCAAGGACGCCGCCGAAGGCTCCAAGGCTCTCGCAGTCTGGGAAGTGCAGCAAAAGCTCAACGCCTGCGAGAAAGCCGCGAAATGAGCTTCTCCATCCCCATCGCCAAGCTCGCCGAGAAGGTGAAGGCCGACCTGCAAACGACGGTGCAGAAGTCCACGCAGCAGGTGTTCGCGGCCGTAGTGAAGCGCACGCCAGTGGACACCGGCCGCGCCCGCGCGAACTGGAATGCCAGCCAAGGCGCGCTTGACACGACGACGACCGATAGTACCGATCAGGCGCGCGGCGCGGCCGAAGCGGCGAGGGCAGGGGCCATGCCAGCCGGCGGCGTCGTTTACCTCGCGAACTCACTGCCGTACGCCCGCACGCTTGAATACGGCGAGTACCCGAACCCGCCGAAGAAGCCCACAGGGAAGACGGTGAACGGCTTCTCGAAACAGGCACCGCAGGGCATGGTGCGGTTGTCCGCGCAGGAATACGAGGCGTACGTGCGCCGGGTGGTGAGCGAATGACCGCGAAGTTCGGAGCGTTCAAGGCTGCGCTGGCGGCGCTGTGCGTAGAGCACGGGGTAACGCTCGGCGCCATCGGCTACGACGAAGCTGAAGTCATGGTGAGCGATGCGGACGGCAGCCTGCCGCTCGCTTCCATCTATGACAACACCCTCGGTACGCCGGAGGAACAAGAAGCGGCACGCCTGCGGCGCGAGCGGGAAGAGCGCGAACGAGAAGCGGAATTCCAGCGCCAGCACGAGGAAAGGTTCCGCGAGTACGCAAAGCGGGACGCTACGCTGCAGGCACGCATGAACGAGGTCGGCTGGTATCGCGCGGCGATGGAGCTGATCGAGGCCGAGGCCAGAGCACAACGGAGCAAATGCATGCGCGTTTCCAGCGATCCCACCAGCCCCGAATACAACCCGCGCGTGCTCGGCGTGACGGTGAATGACCAGCACGTCGACGACTGGGCCATCGCCGACGACTTCCGCCGCTGCGTGGTGCTGAAAGACGGCTCGGTGCTCAACGGCTCGGTCGGCTTTCTGCTCGATGCTGCGCAGCAGGAGCCCACGGCCGCTGCTCCGATCGATACCGGCTTCTCCGGTGTGTTTGTGGCCGAGCCCAAACCCGCGCCCGCATCGACTCCCGCGCCAGCACCCGCGCGCAAGAACAAGAAGCGCCGCTGATCCATGTCCGACGCCCTGATCGCGCAAGCCTTCGAAACGACGCTGAAGGCGTGGGCCGACGCGCAGACGCCCGCGATTCCGGTCGCGTGGGAGAACGTGCAATTCACCCCGCCAGCGGGCCGCTACGTCTACGCGCACCTCGTCCCGAACGACGCGCAGCGGCTTTTCTTCGACGGCTCGGGCCGCGCTCGCCAGGGCATCTTCCAAGTGCAGTTCTATATGCCGCAGGGCACCGGAGCAGGCACCGTGCGCGCGCTGATCGACTCGCTTGACGCCGCGTTCGCGATCACCATCACCGCCGACGGACTGCGCATCTGGCTCACCTCGCCATTCAGCGCTGCACCGCCGCTGCCGCATCCGGACCGATTCGTCGTGCCGGCCTCGGCGCAGTACAGGGCCTTCGCATGATGACCCAATCCACCCGTGCCCTGCACGAAGCCCTGATCCGGCTGTGCAAGGGAATCCTTTCCGCCTGGGAGAAATGGCTCTCCCAGCAATAGATCGTCTCGGCCGCGCTGGCGGCTGATTCGTACGTCCCTGCCTCGCGGTGCGCCGCGCTCGCAAGAGCCCCCGCGCACCTGATGCCTCGCAGACCCCGAAACGCGCTCCGAAGAGCGCCTTTTCTCTGTGAGGCCCACCATGGCTGTTTCTCTCCCGAACGGCGCCACGATCTCGATCGGATCGACCTATGGCGCCACCAAAGCAATCTCTGCGTTCTCCAACGCCAACCCCGGCGTGATGACCCTCGAAGCGTCCCACGGCATCGTCGTGTCGGACATCTTCGAAGTCACCTCGGGCTGGTCGAAGGCCAACGGCAACGTGTACCGCGCTTCGGCGGTGGCCACCAACGACGTCTCGGTCGAAGGTCTGAACACCTCGAGCACGACCAACTTCCCGGCCGGTACGGGCACTGGCACGGTCCGCGAGGTCACGGCCTGGACGCAGATCACGCAGATCCTGGACACCGCCACGGAAGGAGGCGAGCAGCAGTTCGTCACCTACTCGTTCCTCGAGGACAGCGAAGAGCACCAGATCCCGACGGTGAAGACCCCGACGGTGTTCAAGTTCACGATCGGTGACGACGCGACCCTGCCGCACTACTCGGTGCTGGACACCGCCGACACCGACCGCCTGCAACGCGTGATGCGCGTGCTGCTGCCCTCTGGCTCGCCGATCTACTTCTCGGCCTACGTGACGCTGCAACGCACGCCCACGCTGACCAAGAACGAGATCATGGGCCTGAAGGTCACGATCTCGATCATCAACCGCACGACCCGCTACTCGTCGTAATCCGCCTCCTGACCAGGGAGGCATCTAGAAGGCCCGCAAGGTTTCCAAACCTGCGGGCCCTTTTCTTTCCTCCGCAGGAGAACCCGTGATCAAAATCGACCCGAATCCCACCTTCAAGTGGGATGTGAAGTTCAAGACGCCCGAAGGCGAGCAGACGCTGAAGCTGCTGTTCAAGCACATGACCGTCGAAGAGCACGACGCGTGGTGGACGGCGGCGATCGAGCGCTACGCGAAGTACCGAGAGGCGCTCGCCAAGCACGCCGAGGCGATTGCCGCGCTCGCTGAGGGCTCGGTGCTGCCGCCTGCACCGAAGATGGAAAAGACCGGCTTGGACGAGATCATGGAAGTGGTCGTTGGCTGGGAAGACGTCGACGCCGAGTTCAGCCGCGATGCCATGGGCAAGCTGATTGCCAACTACCACGACCTCACGGCCAAGAAGATTTGCGAGGCTTGGTTCGACGGCCTGACGCAGAGACGCCGGGAAAACTAAAGAGCGCGGGTGCGGCGCTATACAAGAAGCCTCTCACGAAAAAGCAGCTGCGCGAGATGGCCTTCTGGGGCTTGAGCCCGAAGGACTACGAGCAGCAGAACACCGTTCGCCTGTGGCCTGACTGCTGGCCGGCGGTGCGGTTCTTCTCCGCGCTGGGCTCCGGTGCCTGGAACCTCGGCCCGAACGGCGCTGCGGGCATTCGCCCCGAAGCCTATCGCGAAGTGCGCCTAGCGCTCGGAATCACCACCGAGCAGTGGCGGTGCATCTTTCCCGACCTCAGACCGCTCGAAGAGGGCGCGCTTGAGGAAATCCACAAGGACGACGAAACATGACCGTAGATGTCACCACTCTCGCCCTTGCCGTAGATTCCACGCAGGTCAACACTGCGTCCGTGGCCCTCGACAAGATGGCCGCCGCGGGCACGCGGGCGGAAGGAGCAGCCACGAGGCTCAAGCCGGCGGTGGATGCGCAGGGCCGAGCTCTAGCTGCATCCGGTCAGGCCGCATCCAAAACGGCTCTGTCGTTCAAGACGCTTGAGGAAGCACAGGCCGCGCTCGGGCCGAAAGCTGCTGCGGCACTGGCGAAGGTGGCTGGTGATCTCGGGACCACGCAGGCCAAAGCCGACGCCGCAGCCGCTTCCCTTCGCAAGATGGGCGACGATGCAGCGCAAGCCGGCCAGAAGGCCAATGCGGCGCTCGCGACGGCTGCTGGTGGGGCCGGTGGACGCCCGCCGGCTCCGCCCACGATCACACCCCCACCGCTGCCACCCTCGCCGCCGCCTCTGCCGCCCGGCTCTTCGTCCGGTGCTGCGTCGTCTGGCGCTGCTTCAACGGCGAGCCTAGGTGCCGCCGCCGAAAAGGCCGCTGCTGGTACCGAGAGGCTGCGCCAAGCCGAGCAAGCCTTGGCCCTGGCCGATGCGAGGGTGGCGTCGTCTCAAGCAGTCCTGACCGCTGCCGTCGCTCGCAACGCGCAGGCGCAGCAGCAACTGGCCGCCGTCAACGGCAACGCCGCAGCATCCCAGGAGCAGATCGCGCAGGCACAGGCGCGCGCCGCCTCAGCCAATGCGGCAATGCTGTCCGCGCAGGCCGGTCTGGTCGCCAACCAGCAGGCCGCCGCGAAGGCGAGCGCGGCGCACCAAGCCGCCTTGGCGGGGCTCGGCAAACAAGCCGGCCTCACCGCCTTCCAGTCGCAGCAGCTGGGCTTCCAACTGCACGACTTCGCGGTGCAAGTGATCTCGGGGCAGAACCCGCTCACCGCGTTCGTGCAGCAGGGCTCGCAGCTTTCCGGCACCTTCGGTGGGGCGGGCAACGCGTTCCGCGCCGTGCTGTCGCTGCTGACGCCGATGCGCATCGCCATGGGCGCCGCAGCCGCTGGAGCGATCGCGCTGGGCCTTGCGATGGCTGATGCCGAATCCAAGGCGCGCGACCTCGCTGCGATCCAGGCGCAGCTGGCCGGCACGGGCCGCTCGGATCTATTCTCCACCAAGGAGCTGCGCGAGTTCATCAGCCAGCTCGCACAGGTGCCCGGGGTCTCTCACGACGCCGCCACGGCCATCGTATCGGAGCTGTCGAAGTCCCACGAGATCAGCGCCGGCCTGTTCAAGGATCTCGCGCGCATCGCGGCCGACTATGCCAAGGCGACGGGGCAGGATATCCCCAGCGCCACGAAGGAACTGGCGCGCGCGTTCGCCGACCCGGTGCAGGGCGCGAAGACGTTCGAGCAGACGCTCAACGGTCCATTTCGTGCGGCGCAGATCAACGCCATAAATGACGCAGTGCGACTGGGCGACACGATGGGCGCGCAGGCCGTCATGTTCGGAGTGGTGGAAGGGCGCGTCCAGGGCGCTGTCGCCCGCGGCTTCACGCCGCTGGGCACCGCGATCGACGACCTCAGCAAGGCATGGGGACGCGCACAGCAAGGCCTCAGCCAGTCCGATGGCCTGCGCAACATGAACGCGCTGCTGGCCAAAACGATCGAGGGCATAGCCTGGCTGATCGACAACATCCCGAAGATCCCGAAGATTCCAGTCGTCGGCCCGATCCTCAGCGGAGGGGCGAGCGCAGGCTTGAACCTGATCCCGGGTGCGGCCGCCGTGTCAGCGGCAGCCAAGCTCGCGGGAGCGGTCTCTCCCACCACCGAGGAGCAGCGCACCTCCGGCGGCAAGGTGACGGACCAGACGGCTGGCGCCGGTGGCAGCGTGGCGCGCGCTTCCATCGCGACGAAGACCGCCTTGGACGACGAGATCAAGTCGGTCCAGAAAGTCACGGAAGGCTACAAGGGCCAGAAGGAGCAGATCGCGGAGCTGGTCGACCTGCGCAAGCGCCTGACGGCGGACATCAAGAAAGCGACCGAAGAAAAGCAGCCCGCTTCTGTCGTCGATGACCTGAAGGGCCGACTGGCCGGCGTGAACGAGCGCATCACCTCGATAGGAAAGCGCGGCGCCAACGGCGAGGGCCAGCAGGTGCTCGATGCGCAGCTGGCCGGCTCGATCAAGGCTGCGCGCGACGGGCTGCAGAACGAGCGTGACGAGATCAGCTTCCAGCAGCGGTTCCTGCAAGGCATGTACCAGGCCGGGCAGGTGTCGCTGGTGGACTTCTACGAGAAGAAGCGCCAGGCCATCGCCCAAGGCACGACAGCCGAGATCGCGGAGCTGGAGAAGGAACGCGCAGCGGTGCAGGCGCACCTCGCGAAGACGACCGACCCCTCCAAGAAGCAGCAGGACCGCGAGCGCCTCGGTGACATCGATCGCGAAGAAGAGCGCCTGCGCAAGAACGCCGACCGCGAGACGCAGCTGGCGAACCAGGAGCAGGCCGCCTCGTTCAAGCAGCTGACCGATCAAGTCCTGAACTACCGCGCGAACCTGCTGCAGCTGCAGGGGGATGAAGAAGGTGCCGCGAAGCTGCGCGCGCAAATCGCGATCAACCAGGCGCGCGATCTCGCCGCGCAAACCAGCAAGAGCGGCATCGCGATCAGCCCGGCAGAACTTGCCGCCAACGAGAAGCTGATCGAGCAGACCAACCAGATCGACGCGGCCAAGAAGCGCCTGTCCGCCACCGATTCGATGCTGGCGATCGACGAAGAGCGCATCACGTTCCTGCAAAGCACGGGTGCAATCGGCGAGCTCGAGGCGCTTTCCCGCCTCGGTGCAGCGCGGGCCACGCGCCTGGCCGAACTGCAGAAGGAGGTCGAAACCCTCGAAGACCAGGCCAAGCAGCGCCCGCTGGACCTGCAGCTGAAGTTGGACGCCTCGCGCGCGCGGCTGGAGTTGGAAAAGCTGCAGGCTTCGCTGGACCCGCTGAAGGACAAGTTCGACGGCATCTTCAAGGACGCGGGCGCGAACCTCTTCTCGGACCTGATGAACGGCACGAAGCCGCGCGATGCGATCCGCAACTTCGCCAACAGCCTAAGCCGGCAGATCAACGATGTAGTCGGCAAGCAGCTGTCGCAGCAGTTGTTCGGCAACGGCGGCGGCCTAGGTGGAGTCGGCAGCTTTTTCGCCGACCTGTTCGGCGGCAAGAATCGCGGCGGGCAGGCTGCACCCGCCATCACAAACACGGCGCAGGAAGCATTCCGACTGTCCGAGATCAGCGCAGAGAACGCCTCCGGGGCGGCTGGGGCGGCATCGATCGCCAGCCAGGCCGCAGCGACCACGGCTGCCACTGCCGCCACGACGGCGCAGACGGCTGCAATGTCGGCCGAGACGGCGGCATCGAGCGCGGCAACTGCTGCCCTGACGGCACTCGCGGCCGCTGCGCAGTCGGCTGCGGCTTCTCTCGCCAGCATGAGCGCGTCTGGCGGCGCGGGTGGTCTGGGCAGCCTGTTCAGCGGTGGCAGCGGGTTCGGCACTGGTTCGGACTTCGGCAACCAGGACTACGGCCAATTCTTCGCGGCCGGCGGCTTCACGGGCGATGTCGATCCGAAGAAGGCCGCAGGCATCGTGCACGGCAAGGAGTTCGTCTTCTCCGCTCCCGCTGTCCGCTCAATCGGCCGCGGCACATTGGAGGAACTGCACGACAAGGCGCAGCGTGGCGAGCAGGACGCGCTCATGAGCACGATCCATTACGTGGCCGGTGCTCGCGAACTCGGCGGCCCGGTGTCGTCCGATTCCCTGTACCGCGTCAACGAGCGCGGCCCCGAACTGCTATCCATCGCCGGCAGGGACTACCTGATGACGGGCAATCAAGGCGGTGAAGTGAAGTCGGCTCCCTCGGGGCCGAGCGAGCCGTCGCAGACCTTCCACATGCACATGACCTTCCCGCCGGGCACCAATCGCGCCACGGCGACACAGATGGGTGCCGCAGCAGTGCGTGGCGGCATGGACGCCGCGCGCCGGAATGGAAAGCGCGTATGAGCATCGAAGTCCTTGACGACATCATCGTCACCGGCCAGGAGTTCGCGCAGAACATCACCGGCCGGCTGATGCGCAAAAACCAGCGCGTGACCACCGCCAACGGCTTCGAGTCGATCAACATCGTGCAGGACAAGACCCTGCGCGAGTACGACGTCAACGTCGGCCCGTTGCGCCGCGCGATCCGCGAGCAGTTCGACGCCATCTTCGAGAACACCGAAGCCGGCGCGTACGGGTTCCTGCTGCTGGACCCGAAGGACAACAGCCTGGGCACGAGCGGGCGCGTGGCAGATCTGGGTGGTGGCAACTACCAGTTGTACAAGCGCTACACCGTCGCCGGCCGCCACAAGGACCGCAAGATCACGCGGCCGATGACCGGGACCATCACCGTGTTCGTGTCCGGTGTCGCGACCTCCGCGACCGTCAACTACGCGACGGGGCAGATGACGATCACCGGCTTGCCCTCGGCGGCTCTCGTCACCGTCACCGGACAGTTCTACGTGCCCGTGCACTTCCTGAACGACCAGATCGAGTGGTCGATGAACGTAGCCGGCAGCGACCCCGATGGGCGCTTCTACAGCTCCACCGTCACCCTGCAGGAAGTCAGAGAGTGACCCGCGACATCTCGAGCACCCTGAAGGCGGCATACGCCCTCGGGACGACGAAGATCGCCGGTTGCTGGCGTGCGAACCTGCGCGATGGCAGCGTCATCGCCTGCACGACGTACACCGAAGACCTTCTGATCGATGGCGTCACGTACCTCGCCAACAACGGCTTCAACGGCTCGGACAACCAAAGCGCGGCCGACCTGTCGGTGGACAACCTCGAGGTCGATGGTTTCCTCGCTTCTCCGCTGATCACCGAGCACGATATCAAGCGCGGGCGCTGGGATTACGCGCAGATCGAAATCTTCGAGGTCAACTTCGCCGACCTGACGATGGGCAAGAACATCGTCCGAAGCGGCACGCTGGGCAGAGTCACCGCCGGGCGCAGCCAGTTCAAGACCGAGCTTCGGGGCCTGACGCAGGCCTACTCGCGCAAGATCGGGCGGCTGGTCACGCAGGAGTGCAACGCCAATCTGGGCGATGCGCGCTGCAAGATCGACCTTGCGCCGTGGACGGTGACGGGCTACGTGGCCCATGTCGACGACAACAAGGTCATCACGGCACCTGATCGCACCGAGCCCACGGACTGGTTCACCGGGGGGCTTCTCACCTTCACATCCGGCCTGAACAATGGCCTGTCGATGGAGGTCAAGGCGTACACCCTCTCGGGTGGGTCGGGCATCTTCGAGTTGTTCGAGGGAATGCCCGAAGAGATCACCGCAGCGGACACCCCGGGGATGCCATTTCCGCCACCAGGCAGCGGCAGCGACCCGGCGCCAAGCGTTCCCGACAGCTTCACGGTGTACGCCGGTTGCCAAAAGCGCTTCTACGAAGACTGCATCGGCAAGTTCAACAACGCGCTGAACTTTCGGGGTTTCCCCCATCTGCCGGGTGTCGGCGTCTTCGGCGGCCCCGGGACCACGATGACACCCACTCCGGTGATTGCGCATTCGCCGCCGCCGCCTCCCGGCTCGCCGCCACCTCCTGCCCCACCGCCGCCGTCCCCTTCGCCCGGTACGCCTCCGCCGTCGCCTTCGAGCGTGAGCATCGGCATCAACATCCACGATGGCGGATCGTTCTACGGCACGACCAACGCGGCCATCGCAACGATCCTGCAAGCGCGCAACATGCGCGCCGTCCGGATGTTGATGGACGACACCACGAACGTCACCAACCTGCGCGACATGATCGCCAAGGTGAACGCTTATGGCGGCGCGGTGCAGCTTGTCCTTGAGCCTGCTGGGTCGTGGACGCTCGCACCTTCGAGCGACCTGACGGCCACCTACAACGCGGCCTACGCGAACACGACGACGCTGCTCAACTCCGTTTACGACGTCGTGCTCGACTTCGAAATCATGAACGAGGTCCAGAACAGGGCCATCATCACGAACGAGGTCCCTCGCAACAGCGCACAGGGCACCGACCTGTATACGGGCCAGCCGGGTTGCGAAACCATGGCGGCGTACCAGAAGGGCATGGCGCAGGCGATCCGCGACAAGGCCACGGCCAGCGGTCGCGCGCTGCGCGTGTTGAATGGTCTTTGCACACGCGATTACGCGTGGATCGACTTCCTTGATTCCAAAGGCGTGTCGTGGGACGTGCTTTC